AACCTTGCTTCATTCCAACCAATGACGCGGGGGCCGTGGTCGCCGCAGTAAGGCCGGCTTCTTCACCGAACGCGCGCAAACGACCAATGTCCCTTACGCCTTCTACGTTGTAGGAAATAATATCGGAATCGGTAAGACCGGCTTTGCGCGCAGCGTCGTAATCGTAACTTCTACGATTAGATACATGCCTAGCAATGTCTTCTTCGTTAAGACCCGCCTCTACCGCGCTTTTTATGTCAAACTGAATTTTATCTGGGAAACCGTTTGCCACGAGTTATATCTCCTTGTTCAGTTTAACGACCTTCAAACATTGCCGGGTCCGGCTTATTTGGATTCAGGGATGTTTCGAAGTTCATTATCGCTCTGTCATAGTTTTCAATCAAAGGGGATAAACGTCGAACGTCTTGACGTGCCGTAGTGACTTGAGCCGTAGTGAATTTTTCAGGGGTCTCAAGTATGCTGGTTGCCAAGTCCTCTACTTCTAACAATTGGTTTCGCATGTTAGTAAGTTTTTCAAGAGTAGTTTCTTCCGTAGAGATACCCGGTTTTCCTAGTTCTGCGGCAAGCGCTTCTACCTCGTCCTTTAACGCTCTTCCACCCACTGATTCTCTAACAAAACGCTGAGTCACGTTAGCTAAAGAAGTTAACTGTGTTTGAGCGTCCGCTATTTCAGAAAAAGGAGCTTCCCGATCCGTTAAACCGGCTTCACGGGCATAAGACATAGTGGTCCTAACCGGATTAAGAAGTGTGCTCAAGCCCACTCCCGGAGTTAAGTTTGGCGTTTCTGGGATAATCCTTCCCGGAAGTTCAATGTCTTGCTCGGTCATAGGCGCGCTAGGATTTAGCATTTCGTTTACACGATTCCAATCGCCTCCGGAAGTTGCGGCACCGCCCAATTGAAATTTACGAACTTCTCCGCCATTGGCAAACGGCGCAGGTAAGCCCCGTTCTTGTCTGCCCGCCAAAGCGTCTTGCAATTGACGAGGAATTACAGGCTTCTGCTGTTCAAACTGTCCCGTAGCCGGATTATATTGTGCTTTAGGCGTAGCGTAGTACGAAATAGCAGTGTTAAGCATAGCTAAAGCATTTGGATTTTCTTGGTCCAAGCGACCTAGTTCAAAGTCACGCATGAGTCCTATGTCTGAAATCATGTCTCGCGCTACGCCTTCGAGGCTATTACCAAAGCTATATTGAGATTGCTGCATTGCTCCTAGCGCGGCAATCTGTGCTTGATTTTGCCTTTGCGCTAATTGCATAGCCGTATTCGCGTTAAAGGCCATTTTTTCGAATTCAAATTGATCTCTTGCAAGCTGCGCATTTACACCGTTCCACCCATCATTCAAGAAAAGCTGACGGTTTCTAAAGTCTTGATTTAAGTTTTGAGCTTCCGCAGCTAATTCTGCGGCGCTTGGAGTCTTCCACCACAGCATTCCAGTGCCGCCTAGCGAGCGATCCATTTGATCGCGTGCAAAATCAAGTTGCCGTGATTGCTGCTTTAATTGGAAGCTATTTAAGACGCCGTCTCTTTCAAGAGTGTTCTCGAAGTTAGATTGGATTTCGTTAGCCCTACGAGCGGTATCCGCGTCAAATAGCGTGCGCTCTGCCGCCGCCCTAGCTTCTAGTTGAGATAAAGCTTGCTCACCTATTACGCCCTGTAGTGTTAATCGACCGTCTATACCCAACTGCTCTAGAGCCGTGCTTATTTCACCTTGTTCAACCAAACGAGCCATAGCGCCTTCGTCTACCAAACCCTGTAAAGCGCTGCGTAATTCTCCGCTCTTTATGAGCTGATTCATTTGTTGATCGCCTTGCATTGTCTGCAAAGTTTCTCTTGCGCTTATTTCAAGATTAGCTATGCGCTCTCGGAAGTCACGGTCACTTTCGTTTTCTCCGCGAGTAAACTCTCTACCAAGTTGACTCTCGCCCGCGATAAATTCATTTTGCTGGCCTTGGAGTTCGCTTTGAATTCTTCCGCTTAAAATCCCCGCACGCTCTCGGCCTACCTGCTGCAAACGAGCAACCTGTTCCGCTTCCGCACTCTGAAGGGCCGCGACGCGTGCTCCGCGTTGCGCGTCAGTTACTTCTGCGCCTGCGCGTTGTGCCGACTCGGCTACAGGCAACGCCGCGCGAGCTATCTGAGCGCCAAGAGGCGCTCCGGTCATAGACTGACCAGTGCTTGGGTCCACGCCACCAGCAAGATTTAATCCTGCCTTGGCGATGTCAAAAAAAAGGCTTGACTGAGCCTGCTTGCGACGGTTTTCGGTGTCACCTAAAAGCTCTTCGTACAAAGGCGCGCGGGCCTCGTACGATTGGCGCACGGCGCTCGGGTCAAAGTCGGTCATCGCGCTAAAGCCCGAAGCTTGGTCTAATAAGCTACGGGGAGGCCCGCCTAATTGGAGCTTTTGAACGTAGCCGCCTTGATAATACTGCTGAACCGGCATAGGCATAGGTTCTGCCGCAGGAGCGCCCATCATCAATTCGCCAACGCCTTGGCCCATAGGAGTAGCCATGCCTTGCTCGTCTTCCATTTCCACGCCACCGGTTAAACTTTGCATAAGCTCGCCAATGCCGGTGTCCATAGCGCCTTGCTCCGTCATCATCATAGTGGGCTGAACCAAAGCCAATACAGATTCAGGCGTGGCTCGAGCATCTTCTATACCTACAATGCCGGCTAGTTCGTCATAACGAGAATCAATAGGCTGAGCGTTTCCGCGGATGGCATTGATTACCTCTTCCGCAGACTCGGCGCTATCTAACCCGGTCATCATCTCATCCACATAAGCGCGGCCATACCCCTCCATTTCACCCGCAGCAGATTGCTCCGCCTGCTGGACTTGAGCTTGCATCTCAGGAGGAATTACCGCCATGGCGGGCATATCCATCGCCATTGGGGCTGCGGGTCCGCCAGCTTGACGGAAGAGTGGGCGCTTATAGATGTTCATCATATTAGAATCCTAACCCTGCTGTTCTGGCTCCGGTCAATGCGCCGAGGCCCGCGATGCCATAACCCAGAACCTGCTGTGCAGTAGAGGGCTGTTGTACCGCTTGGCTGGTAACCGTGGCCTGCGAGCTTGGCGTGCCACGGTAAATGTCTGACAAGAATGCGTATTGTTGATACGGCGCTGCCATTTGTTCAATGTTGGACTGACGTACGGCATCCAGTTCGGCTTGCTGCTGTTGACGATCCATAGCACCAAGGCCACCCAAAGTAGAGATGTCGTTCTGAGTCAACGTCTGACCTAGCTGACCAAGACCGGCTTGCTGCAAACCTAACGACCCGGCTTGTCCTGCTATGCCCGCGGCCTGTGTGCCAAGCGAACCTAAGCCCTGTCCGATATTCATCAACTGACTTACATCTTGCTGACCAAGTTGACCATACTGAAGACCTAGCGCACCCATGCCCGTACCCGCGGCTTGCCTACGGGCTTGCGACGCTTCGAAGGCTTGTTGTGCGGCACTGCGCGCTGACTCAAAACCTGCGGCACGCATACGCGCACCGACGTCGCCTTGCTCTTTCAAGATGTTGCTTGCCAATTCTGACTGCATGATACCTTGTCTAGCTCCACCAAAAGCACCTTGACTTACCGCTTGAGCGGCTTGTTGGTTTTGAGCTAACTGACCTTGCTTGGCAATGTCTTCTTGAGTTTTTTGTATAACCTGCTCTTCGTACGGGTTATAAAATTGCGATGCGTTTATCATCGGATCGTACGTGCCGGTAGAACCTAGAAGAGCTTCACCCGCAGCGCGTTGATACTCGTAGGGTACATCGCGTGTTTGTTGCGCAAGGTCACCCGCTTCAGCATAAAACTGTTGAGCTTGTTGAACCGTGGGCAGTGCAAAGTTTTCCAGTGCCCCTTGTCCAGCAAGAACCTGCTCCACACCGCCTTGAAGGTACGGCTGGAACGCGCCAACGCCTTGCTGGCCTAACGCCATAGCGGATTGTTCTAGTCCGCTTAGTCCCGCTACTTGGTAGGCAGGAGGAAGAGCCTCTGTGCCGGCTTTGACACGCTGACGAACTAAATCTTGAACATCGGCAAGAAGACCAAGACGATACGCTTCAATCTGTGGGTTTTCTTGAACTATCTGGGTTGTTACCGCCATTACGCGACTCCCTCGAATTGTCTCATTACCTGATACATCTTACGTATGCCTTTGTCGCGATCTCCGCCACCCGCGCCGCGCACGGCTTTGGCAGTAAATACAAACTCGCCGTCAGAAAGCATTGCAGGGATATCATCGGAAGTTCCCGTACCCGGGCCATTTATAGCTCCGTTACGACGGCGGAAATTTTGGCTGTCCATTATGCCGCCTTTTGCTGCGCCAACTACAGGAGCAGAGACGCGTCTCGGCTGATATGCCGCGATGGCTGCCTGAGTTTCAGGAGACCGTGCTAGGCGGGTATACGGAACAACAGGAGTTGACGCCACTTGAGTTGTTTCACGTGGAGCATAATTCAGAGGGCCACTGCGGTATAACTCCGGATTTTGTTCCAGAAGATCTTGTCCGGTTACGCCGCCAAAAGGCATTTCCGTTTCTAACTCCGGAGCCTTGAAACCACCGGTAGCGCCTAACACCGCAGTGCCGGCAGCCACCAATGGCGCATAAGAACGAAGTGCTCCGCCGATGCCCGGACCCATTCCAGCGGCGGTGTTATACGCTAACGCCTCCTTGGCGGCTTGTTCTTTTGCAGCCGCAGAGGCGTTTGCAAAAGCCTCGGGGGAAGAAAAGAAATCTTTAGCCGTATAACGTTTTGGAATAAAAGCGTCTTTCATGCTTTCGCTAAAGTTACGGCCGCCCGGAGCAAACGCGTCTTTTACACTGTCACGGAATCCCGGAATAACGCGTTGACTAATTAACTCGTTTTGAGTTTGAGCTGCGTTGGCCGCGGCCTGTCGCTGTGCCAGATCCGCAACAATTTGATCGGGCGTAGCCGCAGCAGCAGGAACGCCTGCCCCACCCGCCATAACGGCTTGTTGCTGTGCGCCAAGATTAGCCATTTGTGCGGGAACCGACGGGGCAGCAGCGGCAGGTGCCGCAGCCGTGGCAGTAATGCTTGGGATTCCAACCGGAGGCTGACGCATACCCGCAGTAAGCGCTTCTTGAGCCGTGACCGGCGCGCCGGAAGAGGACAGTGTCGTGCCCGCAGCTTTAGCTAGAATCTTCTCGCTCTGTGTCTCGGCTAGTTCCGCAACCATCATGTCGTTGCTTTTAGCTACTTCAGAAATCGTGTTCTGTGCGGCGCTTTGTGCGCCGGCTTGTGCGCCGGGTAGTGCGCCAGTAACGCCTTCTTTAAACCCGGCGCCAAACCCTGTGCCTGCTTTAGCGCCTTGAATTCCGCCCTGCACGCCGCTAAACAACCCGCCAATCGCGCCACCCAAAGCTGCCATCTTAAGTGCGTCTTTAAGGTTTCCGCCTTGAACTAATGTGCCAATACCGCTACCTAGTGCGCCGGCAGCAATAGTGCCAAGACCCGGAGCTAAAATGTTTAAACCAACCGAAAGGATGATCGGTGCGGCTTTCTTAATTACTTTGACTACGCCCTTTACGGCTTTCTTGATAGCTCGGCCAAGCTTCTTAAGAAAGAATTCGGGCTGACCCGTTATGGGGTTGATAGAGTTTAGCTCACTGCCTACAACGTAACGGTCGGGGTCAATACCCATAGAACGCATCTGTCGAAACAAAGAATCTTTGAGGCGGGGGTTTTCTTCAAACACGGCCATAGGAATAACGGTCTCTCCTTGCGCGGCGTGAACTACGTACGTATCTTCGTAACGGCCAAACTTAGCTAGGTCATCAGCTATTCGCTTAACCGAGGCCACACCGCTGCTAGGCAAAGGTGCGTCGTCATCGGCCCAATCGCCAACATCTGCGGTCAGAAAAGACGCAAGGCCGCCGTCCGGAACCTCAAACGGGTCGGGGCGTGAATATACGGACGTTTCGGACATTAAGTCGCTCCTCGATTAATCTGGGCCTCTGCCCGATTTTATCAGTACTTAAACCACTATTCTACAGCATCTTATCTAAGGTGTGTTAACTGTAACAGACCCTACGCTACCGGTCCCAGAGACGCCTAATGCGTTCGGAGAATTGGCTAAGGTTATCTTTAAAAACCCCTCTTTCTCGTATACTGCTCCGACCTCTAGCCCTTGATCACTCCCGCTTTGCAGGTTAGTCAACGTAATGTCGGTAGCCCGCACATCGCCCGGGTTCTGTATCTGGCGGATCAGTGTCTCATACGCTTCCTGAATAGCCGCAATCGTATCCTGCTGATATTCGGCAGGCGGGTTCGGAAAGTAGACACGGGTAAGCTGTCTGGATGACATTATCTTCTCCCGTCTGGCCTAATTTCTACCCGGGGCGTGCCCAAACGCCATTGTGTGTCGGTCGTATCGGACTCTACTTTCACCGCAAACGATCGCCCACGCAGTCTAATCCACGTCTGCTCGGTGAACTGTTCCACGGGCGTTGTAGCGCTTTGCGTCACCCCAGAGGTATCGGTCTGTAGGTATGCGCCTCCGGGGAAGTTTCGAGCCTGCAACGTGAAATCTACCGTTGGAGCGTCAGAAATAGAGTTTTCAAACGTCAAGTCCGGGATAAGCTTGCTTAAAAAGACAAAGTCATCCCCAGAACCAATGCTGATCTGACTGCTTTCTATGTAGCTAGTAATTGCACTGGGCGGATTGGTGCTGCCGTCGTTCTGCCCGCTTTCGTGGTTATACAAGTACCCGTCCGTAGAGGCCGCGATAGGCGCGTTAAACAACCCGCGGTCATGCCACGCGGTGCGCGTCAACGCGCCTATAGCCCACGTATTCTCTACGTAATTGTAAATAACGTAGCGATCGTTTTCGTTAGAACCGGCAGAAGGGTAGAACCACCAGACTTCCGAGAAAGTAGAGTTTAGCGCACAAACAGTAAGCTCTATTTGACCGACGTTTATATCGTCAAAAATATAGGCTCGTACTGGGCACGGAAGTTTCTGAGTTTGACCGGTATAGACGTAGAAGTCCCCGATGCCCATCCAAAACACTTTGTCGTCCACGGCCGTAACCGCGGAAGGACCGGCAATAGTAATGTTTTCCGCCACCTGAGCCAAACCAAACGTAAACGGCGGACCTAAAAACTGCATAGAGTGCAGGGATATGTCTGTAAATACCAAGATTTGGTTCCGCGTTTCTACCGCGACTATAATTTCGGATCCAGACCCTACCCGCAAATCTCCAGCCGTATTAGTTACCTCCGCATCCCACTCCGTCAAGGATTCTTGCGACGAGAAGCGTATTAACAATGGATCTTGTACGCCCACGTTGTTTTGAGCATCACACCCAAAAGCAATGATGTGGCGATCCGTGTCGCTGACAAGCACTTGTTTGGCAATAGTAGGAGTGCCCGGATCGGCTCCCGGCAAGTCCGCTAAAGCAACCGCCCTATCTACGCCGTAATCGCTGGCGCTGGTGTCCCAGTAGTAAATACCGCCGTCACGAGCGTTAAACAAAAGGTCTTCACCAAAATTGTCTATGCCCCACAAACGTACGTTGTTTACGGTGCTCAGTGTAGACGAAGAACCCCACGTGCCACGGCCCCAAGTGCTGGACCCCCAGCCGGTGCCTGACACCACTACGCCAAGGCCGGAGTTTATTTGATAAACGCCTACTACCGCTGCACCTCCATTACCGGTATCTGACCCGTCGGCCGTGACCGGCGTAGGGTTAAGCACCCCGTCGTCTGTAATGCTTGCGATTGTCGATACAGTGCGCGCTTGAACAGTGTAGTTGTTCTCGTCCACGACGGTAATTTGATATTCTTGGTTCAGGACATCGGCGGTGATTTGACCGCCAAGCGACACCGCGCCGATAAACGTAACAAAATCCCCGGTAACCGCCCCATGGCCGGTGTCCGCAACGTCAATAGTAGATGATCCGTTGGTCGCGCCAAACGTGACGTCGCCCGCGGCAGTGGTAGCACGGATAGGGGTAATGTCGTAGTAGAACCCGCCTTCGTTAATATAGAACTTAAAACGAGTGCCCACGGCCATGAGCAACGAGCCTTGCAGGGTTACGTAGGAGTGTAGGGCGCGACAGGGTGCAAGAAAACTGTAGTCAGACTGTCTGGTCCAACCGCCTATTTTCTCGGGGAATCCAAATCGGAACCGGATCTTGTCGGAGTCAGACCAACCGCCTTCGTTAGAATAGCTGGTGTTTTCTTTGTTAACACCGGGTCTGAATTGTAATTTCGCTAAGGGCATTCGCTAACCTCATAATAGGTATTCACCTGTCTCGATCATGGATGCGAGTTCATGTGCGCGGCCTTTAACGTCCCGACTCCACTTCGAGTCAAGGAACTCCTTTGCTGCGAGGGTATAATCAGCCACTTCCATAGCGGCTAACGCTTTCTTAAAGCCACGCAGACGTGTGGCACCAAGATTAAAACTAATGTCAATCATAGCATCTTTTCGCACATCATCAAGGTCATTAAACCAAGGATATTCAGAGCTTAGCTCTTTTATGACGCGGGCTATATCGTTCTCTAGAAGGTAATCGACTTCATCATCGGACAAACCCAAACCGCCTTGGGGGTCCACATTTCGCCCTGCGCCTAAAGTCCAAAACCCGGCACTACACCGGTAAATATGGTGCTTCACACCTTCGTGGCGCTTGAGCATCTCAAGTAGTTTTTTGGTCATAACTGCTTCAAAACTAAAAGCATTTTAGCCAATGTGTACATATTATTCAGCGCTTTTGGTTACGCCGTCTTCGGCGTTTTCCTCTTCTACTATTTCGTCAATGCTGTCGCATACATCGGGGACAATCACACCCGTAGTAAGGCTCAACGCACTGCGGCCTACCGCTCGGACACCTTTGTACATTCCAGAGCAATAAACTTCTTTGTTTTCAATAACCTGCTCCACTGTAGTGCAGGACGCCATTAGTAAAGCAATGCTAAATATCAACGCCAGTCTTACCATTTTTCTGGTCCTCTAAGAACTTATCTAGTCGGGCTTTGTAACCTTCCATAAAATGGTCGGATATACGGTCTTTAATGCCTCTGTCTTTCTTTCGAAGGTATTTAGATGGGTTGATATAATCCACGCCACCGTTTGAGAAATATAACATATCTTGAGATTTACTGGGGCCATAGCATAAACGTGGCACCCGAGGGACAGAGTCGCTACCGTTAACCACTGAAATCTGATTGTCCAGAGTCATAGGCTTTTTAAAACCTTTGAAGAACGTATTCGGCTTGCCAAAAGTAATCAGACTAAGGTTGTCGTGCTTACCGTTTAGCTTAGCTGCGGACAGTTCGGCCAAAGCACCGCCAAGGCTGTGACCACAAATCAGCGTTCGCTTGTTGTAATCAATATATGGCTCGATGTCATCCCACACTGACGCGTGGGCCGCGACAAACCCTGCGTGACACAATCGCCCGGCGTACGGGACAGGAACCGGGAACAAGTTAAACGCCCAATCTCCCACCTGCTGCGTGCCACGGAACACGATAATGTCGATGGTTTTGCGCTGTACAATGAAGGCTGTAGTAGAGGTAAGACCGGACTCAATCTTAGTCGCGTCACGATTAGTCTCGTTGTACGCTTTCATTGACCAACTACAGGCCATGTTGAGAAGAACCGGATCTAATTTCATTTTTACCCGGCTACTAAATTTATCATCCAAAAAATTATGCCCATAGTAAAAGCTGCCATCAACATTATTAACCCGCCATCTATCAGTAAACGTCTGTTTGTAGCCCGTGCTTCAGCAGCAGCAAGACGTTTTTGACGTATAGTACGCCGAGTTTTCATCATTTCGTTATAAAAGGCTTCGCCCGGACCGTACAGAACGATCATTTCTCTGAGTTGGGTTTCCATCTGCTGCGTTTTATGTTTCGCCATCTGTATTTCTAAGGCTTGGGCTTCTACAGACGAGCCTCGCAAGAACTTAGGGCCATACTCGTTTTCTTTCTCTATTTCTAGGATTTTTTCCTTAGAATCAAAGAACTTGCCTATGTACTGAGCCGTGTCTTCTATCTCACGACCGGCATTTACTGCCTTGGCGACCATGTTGTAGGCGCGACTAGCGCCGGATATACAAGCAACTATTGTTACGGGGTCCATCAGTATGCCCTCACTGTTACGGGGTCTGCCACACGGGGCAAACAATATGCCGCGAGGGCCACGCCTCGAGGTTCGTAATTAAGGGTCCGCTCTACCTTCCCCCTGACAATAGCTGTAGCAAAATAATTGCACCTATTAACGTCATAGAAGTACATGTCCGAGGACTGTATCTGGCCGTTGACCAGAACGTATAACAAAAACAGGTGCGTCATGGCTCATCATGGCTTATTAAAAAAGCTAAAGTCGTTCATCTCATGGGTACTCCTACTGCTTATTAATTGTATACCGCGTACACTCTACTAATCTTCTACGTCCACCTTATACGGGCATCCTTTAATTTTTATTAGCCTAGCGGTCGTCGCATAAGAATTTATAAATTTAGCTCGGTGTGCCTTACGACGGAAATTTTTAAGTTTTTCCGAAGATACTAAATGTGTCTGTATTAATATAGGTCTTTCGGTTATAGGCACATACGTGTATATAGGGTTTCCTGCGGATAATACTTTTTCTTGTCTTACTTTTTCTCTTTTTACAAATAAGTTTATATGAGTTGACGCTTGGAAGTTAAAATTAACCACCCCCGGCAAAATAGAAATGTTCCCTAACGTTTTAAATTGCCAAAAGGGTTCTACCGCTAAGAAATCTATATTTTCATCGCAATTTATTACCCAAGGGCTTATTAATTTTAAATGTTGGTATTCGGTTTTTTTAAAATAATCCCCGTACTCTTTTTCGCTGTGCTGTCCCATCTCGGAACACTGGTCTGAGTATTGCCAACGATATTGATCGCTACCTTCCTCGCCTATCTCTAAAAATAAATCGCTCCACATAGGTATAGTAAATCCAACATTAAATAAACCTATAAACCCCGAGCACGCCTTTAAATTAGTAACAGCGTCTTCAGGAGTTCTAAAATAAGGTTTTTTTAATTTTTTAAACCATTCGGGAAATATTTTTTTATTAATTACAACTGGGAAATAGTTATAAACCTCTGCTCTATCCGTATAACAGTGAATTACTACCTCTTTGTTTTTACGCCATAGCCTCATTTAATTACCACTATATCGGCATCTTCAAAAAATAACACCGCTCCTTCGCAAACTATGTTCCAATCTGGCCCTTCTTGTTCACTACGAGAGGGCACTTCTATGATAACATGCTTAGCTAACCACTCTGTATCGCCTTGAAGCACTCGCCATACGTGCTCCACAGTTCCTCTGCCGGGTTGACCCCTAGATTTATTAAATCTTATACGGTATTTCCTATTCAAACTAATCTTTTCCTTTAAGCATCCACGCCTCAGATTTAGTTCTTGTGGAAAGTATTTGACCCAAATCTGGTCTGTTATCAAACTTGCAGGCTTTAAACTCCCCATCTTGATAGACATAATGCAGCATACATTGCAGTGTTACTTGGTCTTCCGAGTGTGGGTATCTCCCATGAGGTATTTCTCTTCCAAGATAAAAAAACGCATCTCCGGGTTTTTGGTAAACTTCTACCATTTCTCCATCAAAATTTTCATAGCATAGGGGGTTTTTGGATTCTCCAAAATGCGCTATATTTATAGAGACCGATATTTCGCAACTTGGTCTATCGGAATGGATCAACATTTTATCACCCGCAGTGTAAAGTCTTATATAAGAATATGTTGGGTAAAGTTTTCTACCTACTATTTCTTCTGCTTTCGGAAGGTTATACGCTAAAAGAGACTCAATAAGCGGGTCTGCGTATTTTTTAAAAGAAGAAGTATTACTAAATTCTTCTTGTTCCCATTCGTTGCTCGTTACTCTATATTGGCAATATCTCTGCAATAATTCTATTAAGTCTATACTTAAAAAATTTTCTTCAATGTGTATCCCGTTTTCTTTAAACATAATCTACATTAAACCTTGTGGGGGGTTTTTAGTTCTATAAAATCTTTATGTGAAACAGTGTCACTAAAAATCAATCTATTCTGGTTTTGCTGCAAAAATTTAAGAGCCTCTTTTTTAATATCTCTATCATCTTTTGCGCGGATTTGAAGCATGTCTTTATCTAACTGATTTGTGCCAGCTAAAACACACGACCAAGACCATGCTCCAAAAGCATTGTTACTAGAAAGGACATCTGAACCATCTATGTTATAGTTTAAAGAACTTTTCATTTCTTCAGACATTTTATTTTTGTTTAAGTTGTTAAATTGATTCCAAAACTCCGTATCTTTTCTTCCCGATTGGTAATGTGCAACTATAAAATTCTTTATATGCTCATTAAAATCAAACATATATTTATTAAACTGTTTTGCAAAAAAATTAGATTTATTATTAACTCCGTCAGATTGAAAGAACAAATCTAATGACGTGGTAGAACACCAAATAGATGTTGCCTCTAAAGGTTCTATAAAGCCCGAAGAAAGCCCTACTGCAAGGACATTATTTTTTAATACCTCTTTATACACTCCAGCTTTAAAATTAAACTTTTTATAATCGTTTAACTCTATATCAAAAAATTCTTGTATTTCGGATATAACATCTTTTTCAGCTACTTTTTTAGAGTCATAAACATAGCCACACCCATACCTGTTTTTTACGGGTATTTTCCAAGCCCAACCATGTTTCATGGCTATAGCCTTAGTGGCGGGTATTACATCGTTATTGTGCGGAATAAAAAAAGGTATTGCAGAGTCTGTAGTTAATTCAGAAGCGTAGTCACACCATTCTGTGTTGTATTTTCCACCTATAAAAATACGCTTTAACCCAGAGCAGTCAAACACAAAACAAGGATACACGGCATCGTTATGTTCCAAGTTTATTTTTTCTATATCTTGATTGTCTTTTAATTTTATGTCTGTAACGGTATCTTCTATATACTTTATGCCTCTCTTTAATGCTATTTTTTTTAAATACGCGGCCATTTTGATAGCATTAAAATGTACGGCTGTTTCTTGTTTGGTGTCATAAATAGAAAATACTCTTTTGGTTTTATTTAAATATTGGCCTAAAGAAACTGAATCTAGACTTGAGTATTCGGCTAATAAACCTGACCGCACAGATAAAGGAAGCCCAAACTCATTCGCACTGTTAATAAAAAAAGAATGAAAATAAGAATCGTTTTTGCCGCACCAATTTTCAAAAACAATACCATTCTTTATAGTCACATCGCATTCAGCTACAAAATCTTCTATACAAATGTTTAAACTTCTTAGCACGGGCAAGAAACTTGGTGTGGTGCCTTCCCCAGCACCAAGTATTCCTATTTTTTCACTAGCTATTACAATTACTTTAGTGTCTGGGTAGTAGTGCTTAGCAAAAAGAGCGGATAACCACCCTGCGGTTCCCCCGCCAATTACGACCATAGGTTTTTGGTCTGGTTTCATTTAGGACGTACTGGCCAAACAACTTCTAACGGGAATCCGGGAAGAGCGCGTACATTTTTTAAATTTTGTATATAAGCGATCCAACCCGCTTTTTCTTCTACAGTTAGTTTTTCATCTTCTAATATGTTTTCGCAATCGCTTAAAAGGTGTTCTGAAGTCAGTACTATTATTTCCTCTTGAGACAACTCAAACCAACCCATATCGGAGAAGGCTTCGCCTAACCAAGATAAATCACTTAGTTTCTCTGTAATATTTTGCATGCCAAAAATAGGTCCCCAGTTTTCGGGTAGTTCTCCGGGCCTATTTAGATTTTCGTTGTTTGACCGTTTTCTTAATTGCCACATTTTCCACTTCTCCATCAAAAGTAGTATTAACCGCTCCACCATTAACGTATCGGTATTCTTCTTGAGACAAGGCTAAATCTAAAGCTTTTTCCGAGTTAATTTGATCAAACTTTTCTGTTCCTTGATTCTTAGCTAACTCCAAATCGCTACAAAAAGGAGGGTGCCCGTTTAAGTGTTTTTTCTCGGCTTTAGAAACTCTCCACTCTCTCCAACTAGCAAAATCATCTCGCGATTTTAAATGTACGTGGCAGCCTATTTGTGCACTAAGAGAGTGAATAAGTTCAGTTACTTCTACCGGTTGAAGAAGGTGGTATATAAAATTTCCGTTTACTGCTCGCAAACTTATCTCTATTGTACCGCTTCCGCCATTGCCTACGGTTATACTGCGGCTTCTGGAGTTTCGATTAACACTTGATTCTTGTAATATATCTAATCTCTGTCTAGCCTCTAGCTCTTGTTGGTATTCTTTTTCAGAAAAATTTGTTTTTTTAATCTTTGCCATTATTGTGGACACCATGAAACAACTATTTGACCACCAGAAGGGACTACCACTGAATATGGTGATCCGGGGCTTACAGAAACACAGTTAACAGAAGTCGGGTTGGCCGCCGAACCAGAATTTCCCGGACTACCGGCGCTGCCAGTTGCCGCTCTTCCTCCACCCCCGCCACCACCTGCTGCGGCTGCGTTAGACCACTTTCCACCTTGTCCTCCTCCACCTCCGGCACGACTAGAGTTTGCAGGTGAACCCGCACCACCCGGCGCGGTACCGGGATTTCCTGCACCATCGGCCCCTGCGCCGCCACCGGGATTTCCACCTGCGCCACCCGAAATAGCACCTCCTAAACCTCCAAGTTGCCCGGAGTTGGTTAATCCTGCACCGCCTCCACCACCGCCACGCGCGGTGGAGCCACAAATGGGGTATACAACAGGACAATAGCCAACCAATCCCGCTCTACCGGCACCACCGGCATTACCGCCCGCACCACCCGATCGGTTATTGTAGTTAGGGTCGCATGGGCATCCATAATTCATTATTGGTGCGGGGCCTCCATTATTACCTCGAGAACCGCCCGCACCGCCCGGACCGGCATTACCACCCGCACCACCGGGAAAGACCGCTGAAGGTACGCCGGTAATAGAAGAAGAAGAACCTACGTTTCCGGAATTCCCGGGATTTCCAGTGTTTCCAGTGTTTCCAAAACCTCCCCCGCCACCATTACCGCCCGCACCACCGTTAGATAGGGGCGGACACGAGTTCGAAGAGCGAACAGGACCACCATACCCTCCGGCACCTCCGTTTCCGTCGTTTCCAGAACCACCTTGATTCCCGGCATTTCCTTGGGCACCTTTACCAACTAAATTTACGGTGGAAAGACCACTAGGCACCGTCCAAAACTGAGAGCTATTGAACGTAACACTACCCCCTTCTATGGAAAGACCACCCATTACGCCTGATTTTCCGGTACCTATTGGCATTGTGATAACTCCTTACGTGTATTCAAACCACCCGGTAACTATGTATTTAGTCGCTTCTCCATATACTGGATTGCCCCTATGGGGGTGTGTAAAATCAGCGGGCCAAATAACTAAAGTGTTCTCAACCGGTTTTATTCTGCGTTGCTGATATAAAAACTCGGTTTCCCCGTTAGCTTCATCGGGCAAAGTATTCAAATAAACCATGTATGTCAAACATCTACGAATAACACGGGGGGAAGAGTCTTTTTCGTGATGCCATATATGATAACCTTGGCCACTAGAAATTTCTTGCATTTTAATTTCATGAGCTTTTATATTGCAATTTTTTAAAATAGAAAATTTTGCACTATATTGATCATACGATTTTTGAAGGCTTTCCCAGAAAATATCGAAGCTATTTTGACCTTCAAAGTCTAAAATATTTTGTATTCTTACGTCATAAAACATGGCGTAATCGTCCTTACTGTGGGCGGGCGCGTTTTCTAAAGAACGTCTATCCCCCCCCGCCCCAGAGTTTTTATGGTGTTGAAAATTTTCTATTAAATGTTTGCAAAATCCTTCTGGAAATACCCCGCTGTACATTTCTATAAAATCATTAGTTTTAATGTTCATTTAAACCTTGGCCCATTAATCCATGTTACTAAGCTTTGCCGACTTCCTTCCGTTACAGGAGTGACTCTATGTAAAAGCCAAGAAGGAAAAACAGCAATGAGTCCTCTTTTTCTTGCGACCGCAACAGGTTTATTACCGGTTTGTATTTCTAAGTCCCCCCCCAAATAACTATCTGGATAAGAAAGTTGCATAACTAAACTTAATTTACGGGCAAGCCCTTTTCCAAAATCTACGTGCCAATTATATGTCCCCTGATCTTTGCTTGAATAATTTCCCAGTTGTACGGGTTCTGCAAAGCCCGTTAGATCGAATTGATAGTATTCTGAATTTAACGAAGATATTACGTCCCCTAGCCGTTCATATACCCAATTGTGTTCGGGATCATTATGCTTAAAAGAAACTTTTACTCTTCTTACTTGCAGATTTACGGAGGAACCATTTTTATTATTTCTACCAACTTCTCCGGGTAGTTCTGCGATAGCCGCATATTGTTGCATATAATCTAGCTCTTCTTCTGAAAAAGCGTCTTCCCACGTACAAAACGGGGGCATATTAAGGCTGTAACCGGGTAAAATATATTCCATTTTTAAATTTGTTTCACATTAAAATGTATAAATTTAAGAGGGTCGGGGCTTCCGTGAAAAGTCATTGAATGCCCTAGCCAAGAATTAAAAATTAACATCGTCCCCCGCATAACATTGTCAAAATGAATAAAAGGAGTAGCAGGGGCTATATCGCTGCTTTGTTTTAACGGTAAGTCCGACATTAGCTTGCCAGCTCTAGGGTCACAAAAAAGGGGATACCCGCTTTTTTCTGGTACTTCTAAGAAATAAAACCCGGACAGTAGTTTATTTGCATGTACATGTAAGACATTACTGCCGCTGTACTCCATTTTTTGTGCCCATAAGTCCGATACTTTTAACCGGACTGCGCTAGTATCATATCCTTGAGCATCTAATACCCCCTTTGCCGTTTTTTGTATTAGCCTAATTAAATCTTTTACCCTAGGGTCTTCCGTCATATTACTGGTTTGTACAACGATATCGCCGTTATTTACACTATCGAAATAAAAGTCTTCTGCCGAGGCTTGAGACTCTTCAACCAACTGAGGTAGCTCTATCCTATAAATTATAGTAGGAAAATACGCAAATCCCTGCATTTTTAACTGTCGATATATGCTAATAACGAGTTGGCAACCTCGGTTACTTGAGTAATCGTTACGTCGGATGCTTCAGAAGCTGTTGTAAGACGGCGATTTTCATTAATAATACTTTGCGCCATACGCAAAGCATCTAGCTTAATTTGTTTTCTGTTGTCTGGCGCACGTAAAGCTTCACGCGCTGTTTCAAACTCTATATGGGACTGCTGTTCGGTTGTTAGTGCCATGATAATAGTCTCCTAGACTAAAAAATTAAGAAGTCGCTAATGCTTTCATAGGTAATGTTACATACCAAGTTGTTCCACCATCCGGTGAGAAAAAGAACCATATATCAATTGCATTTGCGGTTGTTGTACGGCTAATGGAACCACCGGGATAGTAAAAAGTTCCGCCCGCAAGAGCAACTGTTCGAGAAGCCGTTGCATCATTAGTAAGTACTAAGGTAAACGAGGTTGCTCGGTTAGCCGTGCTGTTAGGCGTAGCTAAAGTAATAGTAGCGTTGCCGTTCAAGGTCGCAGTGAACACGTTACCGTCGTCACAGTCAATAGTTACGGCTGTTCCAGTATTACCAATTGCAAGTACGCGGTCAGAGAATACGCCAGACATAAAACTTGATGTAACATTAAATTCCCCCGTGCCTTTAGGAGTTATGTTTAAACCTACGTTAGTGTCATCGCCAGAAGGGGTAATCGTGGGGTTATTGCCCGTAGCGGCATTAGCCAATGTTATTTCGTTAACCGCAGAGCCTGTAGCCGTAAAGTTAAGTATTTGGTTGGCACTTGCGTCGTTAATTCCAGTTGTTATTGCAGGAGTAGTAAGAGCAGGGCTAGTGTTAAACACCGCTACACCAGTGCCTGTTTCGTCGGTCAAAGCAGTAGCGAGATTAGCACTAGAAGGTGTGCCTAACCAATCCGCAACCCCAGCACCAAAAGAAGTAATCCCTGTACCGCCGTTAGCGACAGGGAGGGTTCCTGTAATTTGCGAAGTAAGGTCAATACTGCCAAGAGTACCGCCAAGTGTAAGGTTGCCTGAGCTAGTTACAGTACCTGTAAGGGTAATGCCGTTAACTGTGCCTGTGCCGCCTACACTTGTTACCGTACCACCGGTTTCAGTGGGGTTAGCGTTAAGTACCGCAGCGCCTGCGCCTGCACCGTCTGTGACGACCATGACTTTAGAGCCGTTGGGTACGTTAACCGTAGCGCCTGAACCCTGCTTGATCGTGATGATCTGGCTGCCAGTAGTCGCGTTCTCGATTAGCCACACTTTAGATACTGTATTCGGACCGAGTGTTACTTCGCGTGTAGCTGTTAGCGACGCCGCAGAGGTGATCTTTAAGTAAAACCCACGAGTCGCATCTGTCGTAGCGTCCGGCATGGTGAAGGTTTCATTGGCATCAGCCGCCATTTGCTTCGTGCCGTAGCTAAAACCGTCAGTAATCAACTCAAGGTTAGTGTTAGTACTGGTGCCCCAAGTGCCGTCTTCATCACCCGTGGTGATTTCTTTGAGCCGTAAGTTATTTACATAAGTAGCCATCTAATTTCTCCAGTACCTACGCTAATGTGCTACCGCCAGCGGCGGGGATGCTTGTCGCGTAAATCTTTGTATTCTGACGTAAGTTTAGTGCTTCGCCGCAGTCTGAGCAAGTATCGGCGGTTAATTCAGCCTCGTTTACATCATACCCGCAGTTGCCACATAACACTTCAATTTCATGCTTCGGGTCTATTGCGCTACCCAAGTCTTGTGCTTCGTTTGTTGTCTTCATGTGTTTTCCTATGCCGCGATTTCTGTCCAGATCGTTCCCGGGTTGGGCACTATCTGACCCCAAATCAATACGTTACCTATTTCGACCGTTCCCTGTACGCCAATGGCGTACACATTTGCATCGGCTGTTTCAGTTGTTTCGCCTAGTGCTGTAGTGCCTTGTACGCCTGTAACGAGAACATCAAGAACTAGCTCTACTGTTACGCTGCCTAGTGCAGACGTTGCTTGCAGTCCGGTTTCCGTGACTATTGCGTCTGCTGTGACGCTTACCGTGCCTAGAGCGGTAGTGCCTACAACGCCCGTAGCATTAACAGTTGAGTCACTTTGCACCCCGGCAGTGCCTAAAGCGGTAGTGCCTACAACGCCCGTTACAGCTACTATAGCGACGGCTTCTATCTCTACCGTCCCAATTTCTCCGGTAGCGGCATTACCAAGAGCGCTTATCGCTCCATCGCCGTTAACTGCAATATTGCCAAGAGCTGTTGTGCCCACGACCCCAGTTACGGTGGCCGAAGTACCTTCTTGAACGCCTACCGTGCCTACAACGCCGGTAGCAGAAAGCCCTATCGACTCTCCCCACGCGCCTTGGCCCCACGAACCTCGACCCCACCCGCCAAAATAAACCGTGGCGTCCCAAACAGCGTAAGCGGCTATTCCTGTGGCGCTAACTCCCGCAACTGAAACAGTCGCACTCGCCCCAGCGGAGGAAGTCCCTAAAGCCGTAGTTCCTACAACACCCGTAAGCGTAACAACTGCACCCGCAGCTACCGCTACCGACCCTACCTCACCTGTACCGACAGGCAGAGCATTACCTTCGCCCCACGAATCCGTACCCCAAGTGCTGAATCCCCAACCGGAGAGTGGGACCGTAACGTCAGTCATAGCACCCTACTCTTAGGCAATACGGATTATAGCGTTGCTCGCATCAGCCGCTGGGAAGACAATAGTAAAGTCGCCCGCAGTAGAGGTCTTATCCGAACCAAAGTCCAGAACTGCAACAGCAGGGTTAGTGCCACCGTTAGCTAAATAGATCAAAGCACCACGAGCAGTAATAGTGGCTGTAGACCATGTGGTATCCGCAAAGTCTAGGAACGCTGTAGTGCCGCTAGAAGCGGGGTTTGCAGAGATAGTTAGGGTGTTACCGCCTGCTACGTAGTTAGTGCCCACAACTTCATTAGTCGTAGCATACGCAGTAGTAGTCGCACCTAGCGTAGCTGATGAAGTAAACAGAGCGATTTTAAATGTTTGTGATGTGCCGCTGCTGAAGTCGAAAGTTCCGTCAAGAATATCGACTTTGAATGATGTTGCCATAGCCTGTGTGATAGCCATTGGTGTTTCTCCTGTCTTTTACAAAGTATATTAAGCTTTATCTCTAATGATAAGCCCGGTTCGGTATGCATCGGTAACTTCTTTTGCTTCGCCGAAGTTCTTCAAAGAGGTAACGGCTTCCACAAAACGTTTCTCATACTCTTGCATGACATCTGCTTCACCTTTCATGTAGGTGTAGGCTTCAATCAAACAACCGTATAAAAGAGCTACTTCCGCATTTGTACTTAACCAAGTAGTACCACCCCCAAGACCGGAAGTTAAACTTGCCGGGCGATAGAAGTAGTGAAGCTCTACCGCAAATGCGCCATTTGGAGTAGGGCCTATTAAAAAATTACTAACGTCAAAATATGCGTAGTAACGCGGCGCTCCCGTAGTGGACGCATCCGGGTTAAAAGATTGGACAAAGTTAACGTCTTTGTATTCCAAGAAAGTTTTGTCGTTATTTCCATCAGTAAACGACAAAGAAAACGGCGCTAAAAAATCGCTAGGTGCCGCAAGATATTGATTGCTGGCCGTCGTGTTTGCCGTAGCGTTTTTACGAAAAAGCGTAAGCTGAACGTTCTTTAAGATACGCTCTTCGGCCACGCGTATAAAAACCGGCAAGTTATTCACAAAACTTGTTTCTTCGTTTTGCGTGTAATCTTGTATTGCCGTTTTTAATTGATCGTAAGTAAAACTCATGTGGTTACCACCGTAACACTACCAACTTGCCCAAAGGCCGTAACCGGACCCAAACTCGGAGCCGTTACCAAAGGAAGGCCCGCATAAATAACCGTAGGTTCTACCCTATCCGGGCGAGCATCGCGTAAAGCTTGCGGGTCAATAACTTTGCGGCGAGGGTTAAGTTGAGGCTGTTTAACCTCAAACTCATCCCGTCCCACAAGCATACCCGTCCACTCTTTCTGCATGTCGTTAAGTCTGTAACGAAAGCCCGAGCGGTCCGAAATGCCATAAGCTTTTTTGCCAACCGCAAACTTACCCATTATCTACCTCTGGAATAAGCTAAACTAGGTACGACGTTGAAAGACGCTCTATCCCGGTCTTCATCCATCGCACGCTGCATTTCTTCTTCGTACAGAGCTTTAAGAAGCTGTATTCGGTCCGGAGCTTTCTTAATGGCTATGTAGTATGCCAAACCCGCGGCAAGCGCTGGGTAGAAGCGAAAAGGTATCTGCAACGTATTAGTCGCCGAATCCGCGTCGTCTAGACGGACTAAACGATTATAAATAATTTGGTCCGTGCTATTGTCGGGAACAGGCCACAGCTTCAAAATGGGGCTAATTAAGCGGTCTAGAAACCATTGTGACGACCTAGACTGCTGCGTTTTATTCGGAATATTAATGTAATCATCCCTACTCAAACGTTGTATGCCGTAATCCGTGTTGTCCCGGCGAACCACTATGGACAAAATATCAATGGTGTCAGCGCCTACCGTAATATCCGATACACCCTGCGTCAGCGTGGTGGTCACCTGCTGAATAGTCCACTGGTTCAAGCCTCGGTTAGCCCAATCTGCAAACAAAAGATTTAAAGAGCGTTTAGCGGTCTTAAGATCGTAACCTGTACGCATCTCTTTTCCGCATCGCTCAAACGCCTCTTCGATATAATCGGAGACGTCTAATTCAAAATCTTTTGATCCAGAAACAGCCATTATTTCTTCCTAGCCGTTTTCGCCGATTTTTTAAACGCGGCGGCAGTTGGAGCACCTTCAGTTCCCGGAGAACGCATTGTCTCACCCGAACCCGCCGCTATACGTTTCTTTTTATCGTTTATGTTTGAATAAAGACCACGCTTAGCCATTACTTCATACCTCTAACCGCACAACCGCCTTTGTTCATTTTTACGGGTCCGCCAACTTTCATGCCTTTTACAGCACAACCGCCTTTAGCCATTTTCTTAACTTCTCCGCCATACGAATAACCCATGGCTTCTCTTTTACGTGGACTGCAATTAGAACCTTGATCCATAATAATTCTCCTAACCTAATACCATCATAACAACCGCGACTAATGTCGCAGAGAGTTGACTAGCAATACCGGCCAAAATCATCCAGTTTTTGTTCCGCAGATCACGTATATCATCTTCCATGTGGTCAAGATGATTGTTCTCAATGCGGTGCAAAATAGTTTCAACGACGGCCATCTGGCGCTTCACGTCGTTTACTTCCTTCTCTAAATGCTCATTACCTACCATTTCTTGCAACTCCAGTAACGGGCCGAGAACTTATCTTTTGCCGTATCGCATTTATGACGTGCTCTAAAGCTTGCTCGCCTAGCAGGGATGTCCTTTTTAATGGTCATATTAGGGTCCCCAAAACGGACAAGCTTTACGTCATCGCCTTTTTTGGCCAACACGGCAAACTTCTTGCTACCGCCAGACGTTCTTTTAGGCTTGTTGTAGCCGGAAAACGTCTCTCCTCTATAAGAAACTCTACCAGAAGGTGTTCTTTTAACAGCCGTTGTAGTGGCCATAAACCCCCCGAGTTAATTATAGAATATAGTTACAGCAGTTATATTCGTTAAAGCCGAGACATATATATCGGACACTCTTACGCCCTCATCCGGTATAAAAACCGAATCAGACGTGCTTGCTCCGAAATCTATGTCTATAGCCGTAGCGCCACCATTTCCTTGCGTTATGGTAAGCCTTCCCGCCCCGGCACCCGTGGTTACTTGGAACCCACGGACACGAGCAGGACCA